CGTCTGGCGGTTGAGTATTGTGGCATGTATTGGCATTCCCACGAGGATGCTCAAGATGAACTAGAGAACAAACGTAGGCATGCTTTAAAGCATCAAGCCTGTCGCGATCTAGGTATTCGCTTGATTACCATTTTTGAATCTGAGTGGCATGAACATGAGCCCGCCATACGTAGACTACTCAGGAACGCAGTGGGTAGGTCCAAGGGCAGGCTGATGGCAAGAAAGTGCGCCTTGCGCAAGGTCGATTCATTAGATGCTAGGAAGTTTTATGATCGCTACCACCCTCAAGGCGGTAATGGATCAGGCATCCATTACGGCCTCTACCATGGTGAATTGCTTGTTGCCTGTATGCGTTTTACCTTTGGGGCCAATGACCGAGGTGCTACGGATCGCGTTTGGACACTGTCACGCTTTGCGACACGCATCACGGTAGTGGGAGCTGCGTCTCGTTTGTTCCAAGCTTTCTTGCAGGAGCACGGAAACGTCGCCGTTAAAAGTTTCTCTGACAACCGTTACTTCGATGGGGGTATGTACGAGAAGTTGGGTTTTAAGCTTGAGGAAGAGATTCCCGCTGACTATCAAGTCTGGAGCCCCAAGATAGGACTTTGGCCCAAGAGTCATTATCAGCGTAAAAACATTCAGAAACGTCTGATTGAACACGGGAGTGCCGACATTTTCAACGCCGATACGGATCCCCGGTCTGAGGCAGAAATGACCTATTTAATGGGGGCAAGAAGGATCTACGACTGTGGAAAAAAACGATGGATCTATAACGGCGTTGCATCCTCCGCGCCATAGTGCTACAGTGACTGTATTCCGGGGTTAGCTCCGGCACATCAGACAGTCCCGGCTGACGACATGCAGACTGATGCGCCGATATCGCATGTGAGGATTACATGGCACGTACAACCTTCTCCGGGCCAGTAAAGTCGGATAACGGCTTTGAGGGCAGCTTCATCGGCACGCTGACCATTACGTCAGGCGGCAACACCATCACCACCACAAACACTGCAACCAGCGGCACGTATCAGCCTTTGGTCGTTGACACCACGATGTCTGGTGCAGGCGCAGACGGCGGTCGTTCTAAATTTGCGATGTCCACCAACGTGGCGTTGGGATCGTTCTCCAATGCACTCAAGGCTGAGGTCACCTACGGTGCTTCGGGCCGCACGACCGGTCTTGGATCGGCGTTTGTTGCTGAGTTGAGCCTTTCGGCAGGTACTTCGTCTGGTACTTATGCACCCCTAGAGCTTGAACTTAACTGCGCTTCTGGTGCGTCTACTGGTACAACAACGTCGCTTATCTACGCTTCGGTCAACGGTACTGGCGCGGGCACGGTTGATACCAACGGTGTGTTTATGAATATCCAAGGTTTGACGGCTGGCGCAGGAAAAATGCTGGTAGCTGGTACGACCTTGGGCACTGCTTACGGCGGTCTTCGCGTTAAGGTTGGTGCTACCAACTATTGGATTCCGCTTTACGCTGCCCAGCCCACCTAATGGAACTGACCAAGGAAACCTTGCTGGAAGTCAGACAACAAGCTCTAGCTAAACGGCAAAACTTGTTTGAGATGCTCCAGCAAGCTAACGGGGCGATTGACATGATTGATTTTTTGCTCCAAAAGATGGAATCTGAGCAAAGTGAGGCCACGCAATGAGCGCCAGTAATATCCAGGCAGTCACCAAGACTGCCGACGCCCACGCGATTGCGGGGCGCACGCGGGTGATTGGGGTGTATTTCACCAATACGGCCACGGGATCGTCGTTTGCATTGAAAAACGGCAGTACCTCGGCTGGAACCGCATTATTGACCATCAACACACCCGCTTCGGCAGGGGCTAGTGACCTTATCATTCCTGATATGGGTATCTTGTTTGATGATGGCGTGTTTATTGACGTGAATGATGCTCAGGTGACGAGCGTAACGCTGCTTTTTTACGGTGGAGCCGCGCAGTAATGGCTAAGTCCAAGGGCATGGGCATTGCGACGTCGGTCAAGAGCGGTAATTTCCGACCGACCAAGCAAGGCGCAGGCATGACGCAAAAGGGCGTCGAAGCCTATCGCCGTGCCAACCCTGGAAGCAAGCTTAAGACAGCGGTGACCTCGGACAACCCAGGACCCAAGGACGCTGCGCGCAGGAAGTCATTTTGTGCTCGTTCAGCGGGCCAGATGAAGCAGTTTCCTGACGCAGCTAAAGACCCAAACAGCCGTATACGGCAGGCTCGACGCAGATGGAAGTGTTAAATGGATACGGGCGTTTTAGTTTGGAACCTAGTCACATCGTTTTTTGTGGCCTTAGTCATGATGATGCTTAAAAACGCATCCGACGAGCAAAAGCGTATTCAAATTTTGCTTAACAAAACGAGGGAGGAAATCGCTCGTGATCACATCACTCGTGCAGAGGTTCGTGCGGACCTTGAAAGAATTATGGAACGGTTTGATGCAGGCTTTGAAAGGCTTGAGTCAAAAATTGATGCCCTCGCGAAAAAAGGACAGTGAGGATGGCCACTAAACCAGGGCTCTATGCAAATATCAACGCCAAGCGCAAGCGTATCGCCGCTGGATCGGGCGAAAAGATGCGCAAAGTTGGTTCCAAGGGTGCTCCTACGGCGCAAGCTTTTAAGGAGTCTGCAAAAACCGCAAAAAAGGTAAACAAATCATGATGAAGGGTTACGAAAAAGGTGGCATGGCCGACAAAATGGGCCGTGCAGTCAAGCGCAAGACCAAGGATGCGATGGGTCGTGCAATGCCTAAAATGCCTCCCATGCCCATGGGCATGAAGAAAGGCGGCAAAGCGATGAAGAAGGGGAAGTGATCATGGCTGGACGTGGCATGGGCGCGGCAACGCGCGGCGGCGGTGCGGTCACTTCAGGTCCCCGCAACAAGATGCTGAGTAAAACCAGCGACAAGACAGGCCCTGTGTTAATGGCTAACGGTGGTGCTGTGAATCAGCACAAGCGCATGGCCATGAAGGGCGTCAAGAAAATGAAAATGGGCGGCTCTAGCTGCGCGTAAATGGCAACTTCAGGAACGACCGACTTTAACCTTTCGATTGATGACTTAATCGAAGAGGCTTTTGAGCGCTGCGGCATGCGTCCCACAGCGGGATATCAATTGTCGTCTGCGCGACGGTCGTTAAACCTGCTCTTTTTGGATTGGGCCAATCGTGGGCTGAACCTCTGGACCATTGAGCAAGCGTCTTATACCTTGTCTCCTGGGGGATACGAAATCACCTTGAGCCCTGACACGGTCAACGTGCTTTCGGCGGTCATTCGTTTGCCTGGGGTAAGTCCTCAGCAGGACATTAGTCTTGATCGAATCAGTCGGGAAGAGTACTTAGACCTTCCCGATAAGACGGTTCAGGCCCAGCCTGCTCAGTTGTACGTGCAACGTGCTAATACGTTTAAGGTCTTCTTGTACCCATCGCCCAATCTTGCTTACACGCTGGTCTATTACCGGATTCGTCGCATCCAGGATGCGGGCATCTATACCAACACCGCAGACGTCAACTTCCGTTTCCTGCCTTGCCTTGCTTCTGGGCTTGCCTATCAGATTTCATTGAAATATGCGCCTGAGCGGACGGTCATATTGAAGCAGATCTACGAAGAAGACTTCGCGCGCGCAGCGGCAGAAGATCGTGACACAGCAAGCGCACTCTTTATCCCTGACTTCGGGCAGTAGGCTATGGCCTTTGCAACAGGCAAATTCTCCTTCGGCCTGTGTGATTACTGCGGGCAGCGGTACTCCTACAACACCCTGCGCAAGAATTGGCGCGGGTTCATGGTCTGTCCTGACGACTACGAGCCCAAAGAGCCACAACTCTATCCGCTCAAGTATCGAGGCGATGCGATTGCGCTTAAAGACCCTCGCGTCGATCGCATTGAGCCGGTTACAATCTACCTTGGAAGCCCTGGCTTTAGCGCGCCGTTTCAAAGCATTGGTTCTGGGTTCAGTACGGTTAATCGCACAGACATGCAGCCCTACCCACCCCAGACCTTTGTCACAGGATACGGGTTTGTTGGCAACGTCACCATTGTGATTACCTGATCATGACTTACGACGAACTCGTCACTAACATTAGGAACTACACCGAGGTGAACAGCAATGTGTTCACAGCCTCGGTGATCAACACGTTCATCACAATGGCCGAGAACCGCATGCTGCGGGACATTGACTTGGATTACTTTAAGAAAGAATCCACGGCATCGATGACTTCGGGCACCAAGTTCTTGACTGCTCCCTCGGACATTCTCACGCACCGTTATTTGATGCTCACGGTGCCTTCCACCGGTGACCAAGTCTTTTTGGATTTTAGGGACACGTCCTTCATGAAGGAGTATTGGCCCGATGGCAGTGATACGGGCGTCCCGAAGTATTACTCGGTATGGGATCAAAATACCTTCTATGTCGCTCCCACGCCCAATGCAGATTTCGCAGTTGAACTGGGCTACATCTACCGTCCCGCACAGCTCTCAAGCACCAACACGACAACCTGGATAAGCTTGAACGCGCCGGAAGCCCTGTTGTATGCCTGTTTGATCCAGGCTTACAGTTACACCAAGGGACCACCGGAAATGTTGAGTTACTTTAACCAGAGTTATCAGCAGGCTATCCAAGGTCTGGGCATTGAACAGCAAGGTCGCCGTAGACGTGATGAGTACAGAGATGGCATGATTCGTCTACCTATTAAATCGGAGAGCCCTGGGCCATGATCGGATCTGCTGGTGGTGCTTTACTTGGTGAATTCAAAGTAGCCCACGTCTCGGGACGTGGCTTTTCACCTGAAGAAGTAGCTGAGATGGCGCTTGAGAAGATCGTCTATGTGGGTGCGAACTCGCACCCTGTCATTCGCGATCAAGCAGAGGCTTTCAAAGACCAGATTCGTGGTGTCTTGGTCCGTTACATGCGTCAGGCTGTGGCATCGCATAACACCACGCTTATGAACCGTTTTCGGGATGCAGGTCATCCTGAGTTAATTAAGCTTTTGGAGAATTAACATGGCAATTACCGTAAACACCGCAATGCCGACTTCGTTTAAGGTCGAAATCCTCAAAGCAGTTCACAACTTTACCGCCTCTACAGGCAATACGTTCAAGCTTGCTTTGATGAAGGCCACTGCTGCGGGGTCCGGGACTTACGGCGCTGCAACCACAAGCTATGACACCCTGGTTAGCAATTCCGACGAGCTTGCTAACGGTAGTGGCTACACCACGGGAGGGAACACACTAACCTCGGTAACGCCTGTGGCTGATGGCACCACCGCTGTGTGCGACTTTGATAATACGACGTGGTCTGGCGCAACCTTTACGACCTGTGGCGGGATTATCTATAACGACACGGCCTCAGGCAATCCAGCTTGTGCTGTTCTAAGTTTTGGTGGCGATCAGTCGGTTAGTTCGGGCGACTTTCAGATTCAATTCCCATCGCCTGCTGCGTCGACCGCCATCATCCGCATTGCTTAAATGCGAAGGAGTAGCCAGTGGCTTTCGTCCTTGCTGATCGGGTTCAAGAAACCACGACAACCACTGGCACGGGGACAGTAACCCTTGCCGGTGCATCAACCGGTTTTCAATCATTTGCTGCGGTTGGTAACGGCAATACGACGTTTTATACGATTGCTGATTCG